ATACATATTTATCTTGCTCTTTTCGCAGTATAGTTCCTTTGGGAATAGATATTTTTATATAGGGCTCATCACAAGATAAATCAAGATTATTATTTATAAGTATTTCATCATTATTATTTTTTGGAACACTTCCAGTTAAAAATTCTAATTCTGAAATAACAATATTATCTAATACTAATTCATTTTCTTCATTTGACAGCACGCTAGCCGATGCTAAATTTTTAGTACCTGTAGTTTTTGTGTCTATTAATATAGGTAGTATTATGTTTTGTTTCTGATCATATTCATATATACCATCAATATTATCAGAAGCTACAAACCAATATATTTTATCTTTTAAATTGTGGGATTTAACGCCTAAAGTTTTAGCGTTTTCTAAGTTTAATAAAGAAAGCTTTTTATTACCTAATATATTTTCAATAGCCCCAACGTCAGAACCTTCTGAGGAGTTTACTTGTATATTTAAGGCGTCTCTATATTCACCATTACGTAGTAATCTTTCATCAAAGTCTTTATTCATCCTACCGGATGTGAAAGTGTGCTTTAATTCTGCCATCTATTAGTGTTTAATTTGCTTTGCTTTAATACGCATTGATTGAATAATCTCTGGAACACTTATCTTAGCAAGCCTTAGTTTAGCTTGTCTTATTGATGCTCTTTTTTCTTTTTTAAACCTATTTATTTGATACTCAGGTATATTTGTTTTTGCAGAAGCAACTCCATAAGTTATACTTTTATACATTGCCTCTTCTGCAAATTTATGTACAATCATATCTCCATCAGCATATAAGCCATCAGATATATATTGTATAACAATTAATTTACCATTTAAATCTCCTGTAAAACTTATTGTTCCAACATCATTGTTTATAGTAAAAAATCCATTTTTAGTAGCAAACTCAGGGTTTATGCCGTATCTTTTGCCGTAATCAACATTAGTATCGCTACCATCCTCATTAGAAATATCATCGTTTGTTGCTTCCTTAAATCTTCTTCTGGTTTCTGATTGTGCTGATGTTAAAAGTTGACCTGTGTTGTCGTATAAATAGTTATAATCTGCATCCTGTAAAACAGGTGTAGGTTCAAAACTTAATGTACTTTCTCTTAAAGGATATTTTACACCAGCATCATTTACAAAATATACTTCTATATATTTTACATAATTATGTGGTAATTGAACAGAAAGAGATGGAGGCACTTCAATTTCTTGCGATTGTATAGATCCTAGAGTATCGTAGTTTAATTCTTGAATCCCTCTTTGAGCATGGTACATTATTTCAGCTCTTTTCGCACTTTTAATAATTTTATCATCACCAACATTAGCCACGATAAAATTGTTAATTATGTCTGTCATGGATATGAACTGATATCCACCAGTAATATCCTGATCGTAATATTCTTTATGTGTTCCAGTTGATAATGCCATTTATTAAGATTTTTCTTGTGTTATTTTTTTATTTTCTTTAGCTTCTGCTATTTGATATATTTCAGGATTTTTAATTACAATACCTGCATATGCTAATATTTTATTTACAATGTTTGACTCTTCGGAAGAATGTAACTCAAAATTTTGATGATCATCCGCTGAAGGGTTATATAAAGGAGTGTTGTTTACTTCAAAATAAGTCCAGTTTGCTTGTAAAGGCTTTCTTATATAAGATGCACTTGTATATTGAGTAATAGTAGAGGGATAAACTTTTATATTATTCTCAGATCTTATATATATTGGGAAGTTAGTCGTAGGCTTTGTTAAAGGAGATGCATTTATGTATAAAAATTCATTTTTTTGGACCTCTTCAATTTCTGTTTCTAAATTGTATACTACTGTTCCTAATCTATATAGATTACTTGGAAGTTCAAAAGAATCATTGCTATACACTAATAATTTATCATCTATATTAAATAGATTGATCTTTTCTTTTATATTTTTTACAATATTAGCGTACTCATTCTTTATTTCACCAGCTCTATTAAATTGATTTAAATCATAAAAATATTGTTCAAATATTTCTATTTGAGCTTGATTAGCCATAAGATTAAATTCTTGTGGCGTCATATAGCCTCTATTCTCTTTATTCAGAATAGCTAGTACTCTTTGGTATACTGTATCTACGCTAATCATATGTTTTATATTATAATGATAAGGGCCACCTAAGTGACCCTATCACTATGGTGGTTTATTTTATTTTTTTTTCTATTGATTTATAAACCTCAACGCCTTCGTCTGTTTTTAAATACGATGCGAATGCACTGTATGGATTTTCTTCAAAAGGTACTGACATTAACTTTTTATTATTAGCTGCCCAGTGAAATGATTTTTGATCACCCGATAAATTAATAATACCGCTTTCAACTGCTTTAATTGCAAAGTTTCTTAGCTGTACATTATCATCTTTTACTAGTGAAATAAAAGTCTCAGGGTTTCTTTTTGAAAATAACAATAAATCTCTTCTAATTTCTGAAGAAGTCATTTTTGATACTCCTGATCCTTGTTCAACTCTTAAAACAGCTTCTGCATGGTCTATATCTAAACCAATAGCTAAATTAAGCGCTGTAATTTCAAGCTCAAGATCTTGTAAATCATCTTTAGCTTCAGCAACTGAATCAGCCTCATAATATGTTGCATTTTTTTGAGGATGATATAATGATAGTAATTTTTGTAAAGCTTGATCAGCTTTTGGTACAAATAATGAACCATTTTTAAAAACAATATGCTTTAAAGTTGCAAAACCATCTTGTTCATCTTTAAATGGTGAATTTTGATTTGAAGCATATCTTAATTCTCTACTTATACTTTTATCTTCATCCCACCACATTAAAGGGTTTCTTGAATGATGCTTTGCTGCAAGAGTAAAGGTAATAGGCGCTTTGTTGCCTAATAAAATATAAGTTCTATCTTTAATTTCCCATTCATTTTTCTTTTGAATAGGTTTTGTTGGTTGTGGTGTTTCAATCACCTGTGCTACAGGAGCCTCTACAGCTTCCACAGCTTCTTTTTTCTTTGCCATAATATAATATAATAAAATTGATAAAAAGTAAAGATAGAGGCGCCCTAAAGACGCCCCATCCTTACATTAGTAATTATGCTTGAGTAACAGACTTAAATAAAGTAAAGTTGTTTGCTCCTTGAACACATAAACATCTTTCTGACAAGAAGTGTACATTCATTTCATCAACGTCAGTAGTGTAAACTCCACCTACAGATCCAGTGATCCAAGATTTCATTTTTCTATCATCAGCTTCAGAAGCTCTGTAACGAACGTGTAAGAAAGGACGCTTAATGTTCTTACCTAGTTGCTGATCGTATACAGTTGAAGTACCAGCGGGTACCATTACACCATCAATATCTTCAGTAAGTCCACGTGTTGCAGCATCGTTTAAGTATTTCCAATCAGTTTTGTAGAAGTCATAAGAACCTCTGCGGAAACCGCTGAATCCTAAGTTAAGGGCCATGTCCTCACTGTTGTTGAATACTCCGAAAGAAGATCCACCATTATAGTGAGCATTAACAGCTCCTAGCATATCGTCAAAAGCAAGTGAAGTTGCACGATTTAAGAAAAGCATGTTTTCTTCAATAGCTCCTTGCTTGTCAAGATTCTTAAGAATTTCATCAAAATCTCCCATTGCTGTTCTAGTTGTGCTACCAGTTAATGCAGCTTCACCAGAATTGAAGTTTTGATAAACATTTCCTCTACTTTCAATAGCAGCGAAAAGACCTTCAGTACCTTTGTAACCTTGATCAGTTGCTTCAGAATTTGTAGCAGCTAATTCACCTTCAACCATCGACATTTCAAGATAGTCTTCAAAACGTAAACGAGTTTCGTGCTCAGATTTTAAGTACCATAGGTATCCTCCAGCTCCGTTCTCAGTAGTTACTTCAACCCATCCAATCTGTGCAGTATCAGAACCAGAGATAGAATATTTATCTTTAATAATGATAGGCGAGTTGCTAAACTGCTGGAAACCAGCGTCTATAGATCCAGACATTCCTGCAGATCCTTTTGCAAATTCAGAACCGTAAACAAATACTTTTACAGTAATATCAGTACCAGTTCCTAAACCAGCTGCATCTAATGTTTGTCCTGCATAAGGAGCAACTTTAAATGAGTTAGCGTTTGGAAGTTCAATTACAACTGCTTTCACTGTTGCAAGTCCTTCAGCAATAGCAACAGTCTGACCAACACGTACAGCGTGATCCTCCTGTGTAATTACGTTAGTTGCTGTATTAGCAGAAGCAGCATCATAAGCGATGTGTAATCTTCCTTGCTCTGACCAAATAACTTGATCTGAAGCAGAAGGAATTTCAGCTCCAACCATTCGTAAGAAAGAAGATACTGAACGATTTCCATAGCGCTCAACTTCTTTTTCGTATACGTCTGGTAAAAATTGTTTTGCAAATGTTCCACCACCAGAGGTAGAATCAAAAGTCAGGTAGTTTCCTGAAAAAAGTGTTTTAGAAGGTGAAGGCGTTAATCCTGCTGGAAACGATCCACCTGTTTCAAATAATCCCATTTTTAATTATTGTTTGTTATTGTTTAATTTTAACTCTTAATCTAGAGCTATCATCTCCACTAATCGCACGTATTTTAAATCCAGAACCAGTTGTAACCGCTTCATGACCTTGGCGAGGTGACATATCTACATTTTTAGATTTTGCCATAGACTCTTTAATAGCGTCTGTCTTGCCTTGTTCGTAAAAGTGATTTGCAATACTGTCTGCATTCATAGCAGTAAATAATGCTTTGTGATAACCAGCTGCATCGGATAATTCATTGTTGTTGTCAACAAACTTGCTGACTAATGTGTTTATATCTGATTGAGATGATTTAACATTATCAATGTCTCTCACATTAAACCTATATTTATTATCCCCAACTTTATATTCAAAACCTTTGAATTCGTCAGAAAATAATTTGTTAGTTTGCTGCTCAAAAACATTTCTTTGCTGTTCGCGTAATTGTTGTGTTGATTCTTGCTCAACTTTATAATCGTTGTAAAACTGAATCGCTTCTTTTTGATCTGGAGTTAACTTTGAACTTAACTTAAGGTCATCGTAATATTGATTCTTCAGATTTGAAAGATTTGATTTAGCTTCAGCAATTGATTCTTTAAATAGTAATTTTTTTCTTCTTATGTCTCGCTCTTCATCAACTTCTTCATCAAATGAAAAATTATCATCAATTAAAAAATCAATTTCATCTGTTGATAAATGCGGTTTTGTTTGTTGATAGTATTCACGCAGAAGCTGCATGTCTTCCATACTATCATAATCTTTATTAAGACTCACGTAGTCTTCAAGCGTTCCACCTGTTTCTTCCATGAATTTGACTAGCTTGTCAATATTCTCCGGTAACTCGTTGGTTTCTTGATTATTATTTACACTTTCCTCCTGTTCTTTAAGCTTATTAGGAATATCTTTTATTTTATTCGCTAATGTAGACTCTTTTTCTTCTTCAGGCTCTTCTTGTACAAGTTCTAGCGTTTGCTCTTCTGTTGCACTTTCATTGTTATCGGACCGTATTTCTTGGTCCACTTCCGGGCTATCTTCGGTTCGTTCGCCCACATCCACGCTTGTTGTTTCTTGCTCTTGAACGGCATCTGTTTCCTCTGTTTTAGGTTGTTGTCTTAAGTCTAGCTTTATAGTGCCATCTTCATCAACACTAACATTGCTGGGAACTTCTTCTTGTGTTTCTTGAGTAGGTTCAGCTTGAACTTCTACTACTTCTTGTACTGTTTCTTCTTGATTTGTTTCTTCTGACATGATAAAATATTATAAAATTAATTGTGGGTATTACTATCTTGGCTCAAAAGCCTCTAAATTGAATCCACTACCCATAGTGTCATTTCCTGCAGATTCAAATTTCTGTTCGCCTTTTTTATCTTTGCGTTGTTCTATAAGTTGAGATTGTTGCGAAGCTTGTATACGAGTTCTTTCATCTTTACGATCTTCTTTATATTTTTCTTTATTATTAAAAGCTTCTCCTTCTTTATCTTTAAGAGCCATGTTAAGATCAAACTCATATTTCATAAGCTCTTTCTTAAGTTCTTTTTCTTGTTGCATCTTTTGTAACTCAAGATCACTTTCAATTTGAATGAGCTGAACTTTTTGACCTGTAATAGCTTCATTTTTTTGAATTTCCATTTGAGCAGCAACTTGTGTATTTTGAGAATTTGCGTCGGCTTGAGCTTTAATATTTTGTTGCTGAGCCTCTTGATCTTGTTTTAATTTTTTACGTCTACGTACTTTTAAAAATTGGTTAGCTAATTTAACATTTTTAATTTCTCTAATATCAATAGCATCTTCAAGATATATTTGGTCTTTTGCTAATGCTTGCTGTATATTATTTTCAAGCATTTGTTTTTCTTCTTCATCAGGTGCAAGTTCAATAAAAATACCAAAGTCATGTAAATGCATGTTTTTAATATCTTCTAGTGTGCCTACATTAAATCTACCAATGCTAGAAATAAATGCATCTTTAGTTGGAGAAAACTCCAATACGTCAGATACACGTAAACTAATAGCTTCTGCTGTTTTAGCAGTTAAGTATAAACCTGATTGCAAAACGTGTCTTGTTGCTGTATTAGAATTAGCCGCCGCAAGCTTTTGAACACCTACCAAAGCATTAGCATCTGGCGTAGAACCGTCTCTAGCTTCATTTAAACCAGTTACATCGCGGATCATTTGTAAGTAGTAATTATACGTACTTATTAATGATGATATTTTATTGTTACCACCATTTGATGTTAATTCTTGAATAGGAACTTTACCGGGATTCATATCCCCATCCTGTGTAAGTGATCTACCAATAACAGAACCTGTTTGGAAGAACATATTTAATGCTTCTTGAGGATTATAATTTGTACCATTACCTAAATCAATTTCAGCTAATCCATCAGCATCTAAGTAAACTCCATCTGGTATCATTCTTGATAATACCTGTTGTAATTTTAAATGCGTTAATTGAATCATATCAGCAAAACCTGTAATACGACTAACTAACGATTCAATACGACCCTTATAAAGCCTAGGCGCTACAATATGATAATTAAGCATTACTTTTGTAGTATCACTTTTGGGGCGTATCATATTTTTAGCCAGCTCCCATTTAAGCAATTTTTTTGTTCCTAAAACAAAAGCACCATCATATACCACCTCTATAGACCTTGCTTCTTTTGCAAATCTGTCATTACCATCTTTAGGAGGATTAAATTGATCAGTCTTTGGAATTGCTTTATCTGCTCCTGAAGCTGTTTTCTTTACTTTAAATACTTGATTATTATATGTTTTATAATTAAAATACAAAATTTGAATTGTATTAGCATCGAGTAAGCCGTCTTCATTTGCAGAACGATTGCGCGTAGTTGCTGTTTGAGTTCCTTGCTTTGTTAAATCTTTTAATTCCTCTTCAGTAAGTTCGGGAAATTGCTGTTTTAACTCATTGATAGTTACGTTTTTAACTTCACCTACATAATATATATCATCAAAATAAGGAGAGTTAGTATATGAATACACTATATCTGCTGGATCTACATATTTTACTTTTATTCCTTCAGAAACGTTAAATTCATTTTTAGTACAACCAATACCTAAAACAGTTAAATCATAATTTATACGTCTTTTAGTTAAATCATAATTATTAGAATTTAATACAGAATTAATAGCCTGCTCTTCAGCTATTTCAATAGCTTGCTTATATTCTAGTTGCATATGCAAAGACAACTCTTCTTCATTTTCAGGAAGCTTCTCTACATCGTTTGCATAAACATTAATACCTAGCTTTTGTTGTATTTCATCTGAAATCTCTCTTGTTTGCATGTCAGTCATAATAGACTCTACATACTTTGTTCTTTCATTTACAGAAGAAGGATCTTGTGAAAAAGCTTTAACATCAAAAAGCCTATCAGACATACCGTTCACTACTATATCTACAAATTTTGGTATAATAGGAACTGGTTTCCAATCTAAATTTAAATAAGATAAATCACCATTAATAGATAACTCATCTTTGTATTTTTTTACAGACTGCTCACCTCTAGCGTACAATCTAAGTCTATGATACTCATCTCTATTAGAATAAAATCTAGTAGCTCCCGAATCTCTTTTAAACCATTCATGTTCAATAGCACGAGCTATTTCTAATCCATATTCTAAACTAGCCTTTTCGGCATCGCTTGCGATTTGACTTGGAAATGAACTTTTTAATATTGTTTCAGCCATGCTATTTAATTATTTGCGAATGCATTCCTTTATTATTAAATCTTTTTATTTTTATTCCTAACGATTGTTTTTCGTATTTTGGTTTTGGATGATATAAATGCCTATTGCAAGCCATAATAGCGAGCCCAGAACTAATAGTTGCATCATATTTTGTTCGTTTATTTATATCAAACCTTGCCCAATCGTTTAATGTTCTATTAAAATATATATTCCCACTGCCTTCTTCATTAAAACCAACATATTTATCTATATAGGTTTCTATAGCCGCTGCGTGAGCTTGTTTTATATCTTCTGATGTATTAGGTATACCACCTATTTCTTTTTCTGTTACAGATAGTTTATTCCAAACTTTATCAGGTCTATTCATTGAGAAACCTCTATAACCTCTTCGTTTTAAGTAATATAACAATCTTGGCTTATTATTCTCTGCTAATATTGGCATACCATAAAAAACCAAAGCCATAAGCATATCTTCAAAAAATATCTCTGCAGTTTGAGGTCTGGCAACGTATTCTAAAAAAAATGTATTAGGTGGAGCATCTTCCATACTAAACTTAGTAAGTCCGTGTAAAGATCCTTTAGAACCTATTCCATCTGTTGTACCTGATATATCATATGAATCACACCCAAACGCACCCATGTGTGCATTACCGGGGTTTTTGATTCCATTATTTACTATTACATTGTTTTGCAGATTCTTAGACGGTACCCAGCTAACTAAAAACCGTCCGCTTGGATTAGGAGAAAATATAACTTTACTATCTTTTATTCCGTTTTCCCACGAAAACGATCCTTTAGTTACAAGACCATCACGTGAAACACTTTCGTTGAAGTCAATTTGCTCGTATATTTTAGTTAAATTAAATATACTATTTTTAGCTTCATCTCTAAATGCATGCTCCTCTGTTCTTGGAAACTGTCTGTAATATTCATTCAATCCATCTGAATCGTGCTTAAGCCCATCAACTTCATTTTCCCAAAAGTCAATTACACCCGTGTCGATATAATCTCCGGTATTTCCAAGGAGGGGTTCTTTTGGAGTATCAAATACAGGGTATCCATGAGAATCAATGTATCCTTCGTAGTTCCATTCCATAGGGATGAACAAACTATATAATCCCGAGCTAGTCTGGCCATTTTTATTTCTTCTTGTGACATCTGAGTCTCCATATAATTTTTTAAAATTTCCACCACCTTTTTCTAAAGCGTTTGATGTTGATCCCATCATACACTTTCCAATAATTCTGCTACCTAATCGTAACGTTGTTTTTGTTACCCTCCAGTTATTTAATATATTATCAGGTCTTTCCCATTTACCGGATTCATCATGTACCAACAGTTTTAGCTTTTCACCATCATAACTGTTATCTCCTGTATTTTTCCAGTCAATAGTAGTATCTAATCCCTCTAGTACTTGCTTTTCACTGGTTGAGGTGATGGATTTCTTGGTAAGCTTGGAAGCGGGAACCCTGTAGGCGAGTTCCGACTTGGGCCGGTCCATTCCGTCTTGTATTGGTTTAAAGAAGAAGGGGTAGTTAACTGATATTGGCACGACTTTGTCAGTAAACATCTTTTTCGCATCCGCTCCAGTCTTAGAAAGAATTCCAAATCTTGAATCGGACGATATTGTTGCCTGGTTAACGGTCTCCCCTGACGCCATAAAACTAAAACCTGATCGTCTGTTTTTAAGGTAGCAAAGTCCGTAGCATCGTTTATCAGCTTTGCAAGCTTCCCAGAAGATAAAGAATAATCTATTGGCTTCTCTAAAATCTGGTCGCCCCACGTCAATCTTAGTCCACTGCAAGTACATGTAGTGAGTACCAGTAACATAAGTGCTAACACCTTTATTATTGAACCAATGGCCGTTTTCACGCTTAGTAAACTCTTCGTCAATATATTCATACCAATTTGATTTAAATGTTTCCGGATAGCTTTCCCAATCAAATATACTCTTAATTTGTTTTAACTCCTTAGGGTACTCAGATGGTGTCCACCTGTTGTTTGTTTTATCTATTGACTTAGGTGTTTCAGGTAATGCTATACACAAGTTCTGTATTTCAATGATTTCACCTATCTTACCAGTCTTGCTTATAACCACTATGTCATACTCCTTGTTATATCCATATTCCCATTTGTTATAACGATTCATTCGTTTTATAACGTTTGGCTTTATAGGCGTTACAGTCTTTACTAAATATTGTTCGTACATTACTTAGATCTTCTTTCTGCAAAACCACTGAAGCTTTGTTTGTCTTCAACAGGTTTGTTTTCCATTAAATTCTTTTCTGCTTCAATACGAGTTAGTATTTCAAAAGCATCAAAAATTGCTAATTTTTTAGTAGCAGCTGCATTCTTTAGCCTATCAGCAGCAAGTTCATCCTCTCCGCCTTCAACTATAATTTCTTCTTCTGCTACTCTTATTAATTCGTGTACCGCTTTATAACCAGCTTGGATTATATTCGGTTTCAGATCCTTTACGTCCATATTTAATTGAAATTGAATTTAGTGGTACTCTATATAATTTGTCACCTTCTATAACAAACTCATATTCACTGTTTGGGGTGAAACCTATTATATCATTGTCTTGCAGACCAAAGCTCTTTAAATCGCTCCCTAAGTGCTTTAAAACACCTGTGAGAGGCTCCTCTTTGTCTTCTGTAAGTTT